CCTCGAGAAGAAGTGCGCCACGTTCATCGGTGGAGGCGGCGACAAATACGCCACCACGCTGATCGGCTGCACCTGCCCCGACTTCGTAGAGCGGGAAAAGCCTTGCAAGCACATGTACTGGCTGGCCCACGAGCTCGGCGTTGACGGCGGTGAGGAGTAAAGGCCCACAAAACAGAAAAAGCCCGCCCGGGATCTCTCCCGAGCGGGTTTTTGTATAATTTGCCGATATTGATGCCGCTGGCCGAGCGCGATCCGCGCCGCGCCGGTGGCATTTTGCACAATCAGACCTTGCTCGCGTAGTCCAGCGAGATCCAGCCGGCGCCGCTCTTGAGCTTGCCCCACTTGGTCGCGCCGGTGCCGTCGGACTCGGCGACGATGGTGTAGATGCCCCCGCCTTTGATGGATCCGTTGGTGCCGTAGTTGGTGCCCGGGCCCTTGCGGATGTTCAGGACGTCGGCGGTGATCTTCACGCGGTAGGAGGTAGCTGCTGCGGCCTCGCTGCCGACGCTGACGGTGCTGGCGTCGACCCAGCCGTAGACGGTGGAGCCGCCGCCGGAGACGGCGATCAGGTGGTACGGGTGGGCCTTACCCTTGGCGATGGCCGTGATCTTAGCCTTGCCGGGCTTGCAGGTCGAGCCGGTACTGCCGGCCGCGCTGGTGTAGTGCTTGCTGCCGCTGAAGGTGACGACGTCGCCGACCTTCAGGCTGTCGTCAGTGCTGCCGGAGGTCTGGCTGCTGGAGCTGCTGCCGGCGTCGGTGGCCCCGAGGCGCCGGTTGACCTCTGCCGCGATCTGGCCGTGGCGGTTGTAGAGGTAGTCGCCCGGGCAGCTCTTGGCTGCGTAGTCGCGGTGCACGGTCATGTTGCAGCCGTTCAGGTGGTTCACGCGGTCGTTTTTGCTGGTCGACCAGACGAGCTTCTTGATGCCGTTGCGCTTGCAGATGTCGGTCACAAGATCCAGCAGCGCCGCGTATGCCTTCGCGGAGACGGGCCAGTCAGGCGCGCCGCCGTTGTTGGCGACTTCGATGGTGACGGCCCGCTGGTCGTTGGCGTTGGACGAGGTGCACCACGAGCGGTTTGCCTCGTCGACGTAGAGAGCCACGCGGCCGTCGGTGCCGACGCCGTAGTTGCTGGACGCCTGCCGGGCCGAGGAGGCGAAGATCTGGCCGCAGGTCTCGACGGAGCAGTTGCCCGCCATACAGTGGATCGTGATGGTGTCGATCGCGTGGGTACGCTTGCCCGAGTGGTTCGGGCTCAGCTTGGTATAGCTGACGAGAGGGCTGTTACTCATGGTCGTCGTCTCCTTTCCCGTTGCTGAGCTCCTCGAGGGTCTCGCTGGTGACGGCCTCGCCGGGCTTCAGCTTGATGTCGTTGGTGTTCTGGTTGGTTTTCATATTGATCCCTCCTATGGAAAACGGGCGAGCCCGTGGGCCCGCCCGTGTTATTAGTCGATCAGCAGGCCCTCGGTGTTGAGCTGCTTGACCGCTGCCTCGATGGCATTGTTGACGCTTTCCTCGTTCAGGTCGAAGCCCTTGGACTTCAGGAACTCGAGGACGTACTGCTTCTTCTCGTCGCCGCGGCCCTGCCCGACGTAGATCTGCTCAGCGGCAGCGACGCCGATCTTGGCCCATGCCACCAGCTCGCTGCGCTGCTGCGCGGTGGTCTTGCTCTTGATCCACGGGATCAGGAACACACTGACCACGGTGGCGGCCAGAGCGATGACTGCGTTGACGACGGGTGTGATGTCGATGGTATTCATCCTTTTGCCTCCGTTTCTTCAGAGCTCCCGGTCTGATCCGGGAGCGGGTTGCCGTCCGCGTCGAGCCCGTGGCGGTTTCTGCTGACCTTTTCCCCGAGGCTCTTGGCGGCGTATGTGATTAAATAGCCGATGCAGGCCGTGAAGATGGTGCTCGTCAGGTCGCTGACGGGATCCAGCCCACGGGCTGCCAGTGTGTAGGACGCGATCGGGCAGACAGAGGCCACGATGGCCGCCCAGTAGGCGAGCCTCTTGCTGGCCTCGATCTTCTTCTTTTTCGACCGGCGCCGGCGGCGTCTGGCTGCCATGTCTGCCTCCTTCCTACTCGAGGATCGCTTGGATCCCCTGCTTGGTCAAAAAGTCCTTTTGCTCGTGTTTTACCTTGGCCGCGTAGTCGAGGGCCGCGTGCATATCCCCGTTGCACTTGGCGTCAGGGATGCGCTGCACGGCCTTGGCTGTGGCCTCAGCGAGGGCGATGGCCGCGTTGGTGCTCTGGATGGCAAGGAGCTGAAGCTCCTCCCGGGCGTGTTCGCGCTCCTCAGCCTTTGCGCGGGCCGTCGCCTCCTGTTGTTCTCGCTTTTTCTCGCGCTTTTGGATCCTGTGTTCCAGCAGCCAGAAGAAAAAGCCGGTCACGGCAGTCGGGATCCCCATCATGGCGATCAGGCTGCCGATGCTCATTTCAATCATAGACTCACCTCACAAAATTGGAGGGCCGCGAGCTGCGGCCCTCCGTATTTTTTAGGCTTCTTCCTCGAAGTAGCCCATGTCGACGAGATACTGATGGACGCGGGCCTTCAGCTTCGCGGGGACGTTGTCCTCGGTGATGCGGCCCATGATGATCTCGCCTGCATACAGACGTACCAGCATTTCACGCTCCTCCTTTCCTGCAATTTTTAATAATAGCCACGCGAGGGCCCGGGCGATCATTTGGTCGCCCCTTCCTCCGCGGTGCCGGCGTTTGCCGCCGCCTCGAGTGCGGCGATGGCGTCCTCGACCTGCTGGCGCAGTTTCTTCGGGACGTCGTTGATGGTCATGGTGGAGCCCTCGCGGGTCAGCTCTCTGACGTACAGCTCGACGATCTTGCTCATACCGTCGCCTCCTCTCCGTAGACCACGTCAGCCAGCTCCATGATGCAGCCCTTCAGCAGCTCAATGGTGTCAGCCTGCTCGGCGATGGTCTTGTCCTTCTCGGCCGCTTCGGCCTCCTTCCGGTGCAGCTCTTTGATGCTGTCGCTCTTGTGCTTAATCATGCAAAGTTACCTCCGATCGACTGGATGTAGCAGGTTTCGGTTGCAGAGCCGCGGAGCAGTTTCACCTTGACCTTGACGCCCCAGTCGCTCGCGGTCTTGGTCGTGTTGGTGAAGAAGTGCTTCTGGCTGTTCAGGGCCTTGGTGGTGATGTCCTCCCATGTCGGGCTCGCGTCGTTGCCGTTGTTGCAGATCCAGACCTGAAGCGTGCAGCCGGCCGGGAAATTGCCCTGAATATTGACGAGGGCCTTGGTCGGCATGGCGTCGGCCGTCATGGCGACGGTCTGGACAAACTCGACGGAGGTGACGGCCTTGGTGAAGGTCAGCGTCCTCACGACGGACGCGCTCTTGGCGTCGGTGGCCTTGACGGTGAGGGTGTGCTGCCCGTTGGTCAGCTTGAGCCACTGGTCGCCCGTCAGGCTCAGGGTGTTGGTCTGGCCGAGGGTGACGGTGTAGCTCTTGATCGCCACGCCGTCCAGAGACTCGACGACGTCGACCTGATGGCCGTCTGCGTCGGTCACGACGTACTCGTAGCTCGGAGCTGCATCGCTGAAGCTGCCGAGGTCGCCGTCGCTGCCGCTGATGACGGGCGCCCGGTTGTTGATGACCTCGCGGGAGGCGCTGGTGGTGTATGCCGACTCAGCCCCGGCCGTGTCGTATGCCTTGACGCGGAACTGGATCGAGGTGGAGCCGTAGGTCACGGCCACGGAGTAGGTGCGGGCCGATCCCTTGTAGATCTGCGTCCATGTGCCGGAGTCCACCTTCTGCTCGAGGACGTAGCCGGAGAGGTTGCCATCGGCGTCAGTGGAGGCGCCCCATGTCACGGTGACGTTTTCGCCGCCGATGACCTCGCTCGGCACGGTGATGGTGCTCGGCGCGGTGGGTGCCTGATTGTAGATGACCGTGTAGCAGCCGTCCGAGTCGGTGGAGTCGGAGACAAGGAGATCAGAGGAAAGATTACAAGCGGGGCGCAGGCCGAGGTAGCCGTAGTAGGCGCTGTTCCAGCTCAGCGCGCCACCGGAGTGGACGTAGCGGGCGCTGTAGGCCGACCCGGCATAGGCGTCGCGCAGCCAGTAGTACCACGCAGCACCAGAGGCCGGGTTGCTGGAATAGTTGGAATTGGCGACGCACTCGGCCGTCACGGTTGCGATGCGGCTGGCGTTGTCGCTGAAGATCGCCAGCTTGCTGCCGCAGACGTGGTCGCCGCTCAGGCCGACCTCCGTGCAGGACAGGGGGAAGATCTTGTCCGTGCAGGTCTCCGTCCCGCCGCCGTCTGTGGAGCTCTTGCCGACCGTGATGGTGGTGTTCAGCAGAGCTGCCCGCTCGTTGGCGGTGAAGGCGTTCAGAAAACCGGCGAGGCCACTGTACGGGTTGACGCTGTTCCAGACGTGGGAGGAGTCCGGCGTCTGGTCTGCGGAGTGCTGTGCGGTGTACCACTGGCCGGCAGCCGCGGGGCTGTTGAGCCACTGGCGCAGGTTCGAGTAGATGTAGCGGTTGTTGCCGTAGCCGCGGCGGTCGCTGTTGCCGTTACTCGGTTCTGTCGCGTCGAAGCACAGCATCTTGATGATCTGGTTGGTCACCAGTGTCACGCTGTTGGAAGGGTAGCCCGCGTGGTTCTTGTCAGCCACGAGCCAGACGATCGGCTTGCCGTGAATGGTGCCGAACTTCACCTTCGATTTGTTTGCGAGGTTGCTCAGTTTTTGGGCCATGTGTGTTTTCTCCTTTCGGTGTTGGCCTCAGCTCCGGGAAGTAGCCGAAGAAGTAGGCGTCCATGTTCTGCCGCAGGTGGTAGGTGTTCCCGTGGGAAATATGGCCGCACCAGCTCGCGTAGGACTGGAGGACGCTCTCGAGCGTCATCCTGCCGGAGTCCACGAGGCCGCGGTACTTGCGGATCTTCCGCTTCATGTTGTCGATGCTCTTGGCTCGCACTTTTCTCACGACCTTGCCGGTCTGCGTGAGGTAGGTGTGAAAACCGAGGAAGTCGATGCCGTTCTTCAGCGGGAGGATCTGCGTCTTGCCGTTCAGCCGAAGGCCGAGCGGCTTGATGTACGCCTCGATCTCCTTGAGTATCTGCCGGAGCAGCAGCTTGTCGCTGTGGATGATGTAGAAGTCGTCCATGTACCTGCCATATACGAGGCCGCGGTCATCCCTCAGCCAGTGGTCGAAGGCGTCCAGATAGAGCAGCGCGAGCAGTTGGCTCGACTGGTTGCCGATCGGGATGCCGGGGTCTGGCGTGCTGTCGATTATGAGCCACAGCAGCCACTCGACGAAGTCCCGGAGCTCGGGATCGGACAGGAAGGCGAGCGCCTT